AAAAATCAGGTATTGAGGTAGAAGGTGGTGTTAGAGGTAGACCAAATATATCAATAAACATGTATGGCACACACAGAATGGGTCATCGTGACATTAAACGTATTATAGAATTAGCCTCTCGCAGCATGAACGAGGGTGGTCTTGTTGATAGATCAGAGATGACGCCGGAGCAAAGAAAAGAAGAATTTGTTGAGGGCATGAAGCAAACGGCTGATTTGGCTACAGACATTGCTCCCGTAGTAAGCACTGCTAAAGGAATAGCAGAACTTCCAGAAGACCTACGCACTATACGTGATCTTGTTTATGCGGGGGTTGAGGAGCGTGATCCAAAGAAAGTGGGAATGGGTGTGATGTATGCCGGACTCACAGGAGCGGGTATGCTTCCCGGCGTTCGTGTAGGTGCTAAAGCTGCTAAGAAAAGCATACGTCAAGTTGCCAATAAAGAGTATGACGAAATCTTTAGTCAGCTTGATGAACTTGAAACACCAGAAGAGTGGCAAGCTGCAGCAAAAACTTTAGTATCAGAAGATCGTGACGCAACTGGTAGAAGTGTAGTAAGGCGAACACCAGAACTGGAGCAGTCTGCAAGAGATTTAATTGACAACAAAATTTTGACAAGAGAGCAGCATCTAAAAAATGTAGCAGAAAATAAGCCAATAACAGAATGGACAGAGTTACCACGTCAACCTAGTTCTAAAGCTACGGTGTTTGCATTGAAGCCTACACAAAGAGAAAACGGTTTGTTCTTGCTTTCTGAAAAGGATGCAGATAAACTTGGAGTAAAGCGCACAACTTTAAAGGATGGAGATATGTTTCATGGCCGTTTAGATATTCCAGCATATCAATCCTATGATACATGGATCGTTGCTGGCACATCACCTGCCGTAAAAACTGCCGATGGAAAAGGAGTTACAACCTACGCAAAAGCCATACATTATAAATCTGGTGACAATAAACCTGTAAAGTTTATTGCGTCCCAAAAGACTAGCGAGGGCATCGGAAAGGGAGAGCAGCCAAAAACAGGATATGCTACAATTTCTGGTAGGTATAAAGATACATCAGAAGAAAACCTACGAGATATGGCTGAAAAACTACTTGACGATCCTGAATGGTCACAAGTAGGATTCGACCCCCGTAGGTTAGGAACCTTTTATTTGCGTAGAGCCACAGATAAACATGACATCGGAAGTGTGGTAACTGAAGCAGATGAAGTCATACAAATAGGACCACTTGTGCTGGCAAAAAATGTAAAGATTGATCCAGATTATGAGGGATACAAACGTGGCGGTCTTATGTCGCGCCGCTAACGTGTATCACCTGAACCAGCTAATGTGCCGCGCCTCTTTCTGTCGGCTAATTTCTCCAAGTTCTTTTCCATAATGTGACCTAAATCCATATCAAGTTCTTCAGCAAGAACAGCACAGTACCACATTACATCCCCAATCTCATACGCAATCTGTATTTTTTTAGCCTCGTATTCGTCAGGTGGTGCGCCGTCGCGGATAAACTTCTTAACCTTGTTGGCAATCTCTCCCGCCTCTCCAGTAAGGCCAAGAGTTAAATACTCCATGGCCTTGTTCTTAGGAAAGATAGCAGTATCACAAGCTGCTATTTGGTATGCTGTCCCTGTTATACCATACATGTATTTCTCCCTCATCCAAGTTTTAGCTTCTTGCTCTAAGTCCATTTAGTTTCTCCAGATTGTCGAAGTATGCGGCCTCCCATCCCCGCTGCCATTCACGCCACGGCGTGGTATTTTTCTTCAAAGGGTTAGCTACCACGTGATACCTCGTATTGCGTTTTTCCGTGCGGGAAAAGGATTGGTAGCCATCCTTATAATTTTGATCCAGCTTTTTGTTCATCCTGTAACTCCTCGTTCAGTTTATTTGTTGCGTGTATGTTAAAGATGTTGATAGCTTTTACACGATCAATCTTGAACCACTCACCTCGACGCTCTTCAGAAAAGTGCGCAAAAGTTTTGTGCATCTCACGTTCTTTAGCATGTCGATCTTCCGCTGTCAAGGTAGCAATGACAGAATAATCACGGAAAGGTGACGAGGTTTGGTAACCGTTAAGTCGATCTTCAGATGACACAGCCTTTCCAACTTTTACCCACTCAGGCCAAGCATCATTAGCTATAATGTACACCTCGCCTTGTGAGGTGCTTTCAATTTGTTTATGTGACCATGCGTCATCTAGCGACTTGTAACGTCCCGGCTTGTGCAGCGGATGTGAACTAGGAATGTATTTTCCGTTGACAAACATGCGATTAGTATTCTTTGCTGCATGTGTAGACACACGCTGGCGATATCCACTAGGACTTTTGTACCACCAATCTCCATCTTCATATACGGCGTCACTCTTAGTATAGTGCTGATCCTCTAGCATAATTAGTCTCCTTCAGGCCAGTTTTTGAGAATTGCAAGGCGGTCTTCATGCACAGCCATCTTATCTAGTTCACCCTGTATTGCTTCCATAATATCAGAGTGTTCACCGATACCAGCAGGATTTTTAAGATAGGCTTCGATGTTCATCATGTGCAGATGGACATTCGATTGTGCGTGATTTTTCAACACGTTAATCATCTTTGTTCTCATTCTCTTTCTCCTTTCTCTTCATCCATTCTTCGTAAGATGGGTGATGCTTTGGTGGATTGTACTGTGCCCATCCGTCACCCTGTTTCCACATTACTCTTTTCTCACTCATGTGTCAACCCCCTTTTTCTGTCTGAACCTATGCTTGAAGAACACGACCACATTGATGGAGGTGTTGACAGTGATGGCGAATAACAACCACCACTGCCACCAGTTCGGCATGTCTGCACCTTCAATCATGCTGCGTTCAGGTCTACTACTTCACATGCGTCTGCTGTGCAAGCCAACTCACGTCCACCTGTTGTGGTATCTTCCTTCTCATAATCCTGCAACCATGTCCAATCAATTCCCTTTGGCATACGTTGCAGCATCTCGCCATACTCTTCTACAGTGCAATCCTGATAGGGTGCCTGCTTGTATGTATGCTCACTAAATGGCAAAAAGCTGATACCAGACACTTCATCAAAGTGTTCGTACACCCACGAGCCTACTTCCATCCACTCATGCTCTTTCACAGAGATAGTAACAGATGGCTTGTGTTCACACCAGTGACGTTGATACACTAACCATAACTCAAGCTGTTCAATAGCAGACATGTCAAACCTAGTGACCGCATTGTGTGGTGACTTCATGGGGAAGCTAAACACTGTTGTGCTGTCCGGCTTCATTACATCTGGTTCAGATGGAACACCTGCGCTAATCATAAACTGTGTCAGCGGGTCTTTATTGTCGCCCCGTACTGTACGAATGTAGTACGGGTTGTGACGAGCGTGGATACCAGAAGCACTGTCCACAAGCTGTGATACTGTGCCACTAGGCTTTACACATGTAATCGCTGTAGAGATGGGAATATTTAATTCCGCAGCCAAGTCGGCATTTGTTTTTACTGCCTCTACACGCAGAGCATTTAGTGTGGCACCTATGTTCATGCCAAGGTGTGCTGACTTACCTGACATCATTGCATTATCCATAATACCAGTAAGAGATACACCAAGTAGCCTCTCTTCTTCTGTGTTCTTTTTCCATATATTACGCAGATACTTGAAGTCTGTCAACGTAGATTGGAATGTGCCAAGAATGGTAGCCAGACGAACTTTCTCTGTCAATGATTGTTGTGTATCCGATGAACGCACGACAACTTCAGACAAGTTGCAGAACTGATATGGCCGCAATATAATTTCACTGCATGGATTACAGCCAAAGTCATGGTCTATGTCACGACGACCATTTTTCTGTGCTTGTTTCCTAGCAGCTTGGCGGTTGAAGATGCCACGCTCACCTGACTTACTTTCGTACAGAGACACCCACTCTCGCATGAACGTACCCATCTCTGGCTTTTCTTTGTAGGCAACGCTATTGTTAGCCAATGCACGTTGGCCTTCATTCTCCCACCACTGACCTGACTTAGCGTGGCGCATTTGATCATCGTTCAGGTTAGACAGGCTGATGAGTGCGCTGCGGCGTACACCGCCAACAACTACAACTTCACCAATCTTACACATCAAGTCATGGCACTCAATCGGATATAGACGACGACCTGATGCTTTCTTAAACATCTCCACTGTAAATCTAAATAGTTCTTCAAGTGGGGCTGGGCCACTCGCACGACCACCGAAAGTCTTGAGACGTGCGCCAGCAGGACGAACCGCTGACGTGTCCCATTGTGGTACTTGCCCTGCGTACAAAAGCGAGATTAGTTCTCGCAGGGATTTGGCCCAGCCCGGACGTGAGTCGCCAACCTTGATGACAGTATCAGTGTCATGCATGGTTTCGTTGACGACAGGCAGCTTATCTGTGTGGTGACGTTCCACAGAAAAGCCTACACCAGTGCCGCACATGAGGATATACATCGTCTCGTCAAAAGCGCGAGGATTATCCACTGGTACGTAGGAGCAATTGTAACCGCCGACATGGCATCTATCCAGTGCGGGACCGGCGGTCATTAACGCTCTCATGCTTGGCATGATGTCTTGATTAAGCACCGCTTCCTCTAGTTCACCCCTCAGTGAATCAGAAAGCTGATAGTCATGTTTAGTGACCAGATGCCTAGTAATATAATCAAAATATCTTTCGACTGTTTCACTCCATGTCTCCCTTCGTTGCTCGTCCTCTTTCCAACGAGCATATCGGGAAAGAGCAATAAAGTTTTGATAGTCCGTCGGTAAATAGTTGTTCATCTCGTCACTCCGTTAATGTTTTTATATGTTTGATTTCTGCACCGTCAACATCATAAAAGTATTCACGTATGCCGTCCTCAATCTCAATGCCGACATCTTCATCGGCAGGAACCGGATACTCTTCCGGGTCTATTTCAATTGTAATGAAGACTTTAACTTTCATCGTAACAGCCTTCTACTTCTTCTATTAGTTTATCAAGATACCACTGTGCTTTCTTCAAGTCCTCTGTGCCATTCTTGTAACGATACCGCCACAGATACTTCATAATATTTCCTTGTAGATAATATTCGTATCCATCACCTGTAGCGGCTCGTATACCTTCGATACACTCTACACCAGCTTTGTTGTAGTGTGGTGGACTATTGACCATATCCACATTACCATAGGCTTCTTTAGCTGCTTGTTCTAACTCTGCAGCCCTCTTCATATATGCTTCGTGCCTCATTATGCATTTCCTTTCGTCTTACTACCAAAACTCAAGTGTACCACGTTGCCATCTTCTTTAGTAATGATAACGCCCTCATCATCTTCTAGCACGTCTTCATCTTCATTGTCAACAACTTCCATAACATAATTGTGGACTAACTCACGAAGTCTACTATCCATTTCCATTAGAGGAATAGTGGCACACATCATTTTGCAAAAATGCATTAGCTGTGTATATCCCTCATCATTAAGTGGATTATTAGCTTGTGATATAATAGATATGTCTACCTCTCCTGTCCACTCTCCATCTACCTCTGATGGCCGGATGCGAATTACAAAGTCACCTTCTTCAATTGATTCCATGTCTACCTCCTTTTCACTTTAGTCCCACTAAACTTGATAAACTTCGGGTGTTTGTTCTTTCCTTTTTCTTTCAGCCAATCTTCCGGTATGATACGATCATAATATTTAAAGCCGTACTTAATACACCACTCAGCATAGGTTGACTTGGCACCTTTGCGCAGCTTTCTTCTACTATTCTCAAAGACAAAACGAATGTCAAGCTGTGGATGTTGTTTTTTTACAGCTAAATGTTTGCGCCTGTCAGCCGCAGTAAACATTCCCTTTGTCTCAATAATAATGCCATTGTGTAACACAAAGTCAGGAGTATATGTCCTGTAAGCTAAATCTTCCCACTCAATCTTTAACTTCTCATATGTATAAGTTATCTTGAGTTCGTCTAGATATATAGACAGCTTGTGTTCAAGACCACTCCTGTATCCGTACTTCCGTGCTGCACGAAACGCTTTGTGATTAGGCATATTTTTCTGCCAGACTTACATATGCAACAGTCTTTGGTTGCTTTGCCTGTGACATTACAGATGGTAGTTCCTGTAGATTAGGCCAGCAAGAAAACCTGTATTTACAAAATACGCAGTTCTGATCTAGCACCATGTTGCCTGTCTCTTTACCTCTAAATTTTTCAGGAACAGCATCGAAACAACGCTCAAACCTATTTTCTTTTAGAGTGTCAGACGTTTGCCTAATTTTTTCTACCTCTTTATTTACATCCATACCTGTCGCTGGCACGTACTTAAACTGACCATTAGATTTATTCACTACCCACCAGCCACCAGCACGTTTGCCTGATGCCTTTGCATAGCCAGCAAGCTGTGCTACATACCCAAAAGCATCACCCTGTCTAAGAGTGTCAAAGGATTCAAACTTATTAGTGTACGACCAATTAGATGCGGACTTAATATCATCAACAGCATCGTCAATAACAACATCATAGGTGCCAGAGATGGATGTATCATCATCAAGGTTGAGCGTAACTTTGTCATCGTCCTCATACTTTACCCCCGCTTCTGTAAGTAAACCTTTGAAGACAGCTTCAACGATGTCTCCAATCATCATGTTCATAACAAATGTTGTAGGTAGCGGCAATGCTTTTTTTGGTTCATTTTTTTCAAACCAAAGCTGACAAGATGGTCTGCCCACATTAGACATACGCAGACCAAACTCGTCACGCTTATTGCCCCCACCAAACTGACGCGCAAGTGCGCACATTACATCTTGTCCTACTTGCTGGATAGTTTCCACAGACATTGTGGACTTTCCATTAGCAGCACTCTCCATGTACTTATGCAACGCCAGTTCAGCAGGATGGTTCATTGCACTACCTCTTCGTCGTCAATATCAATCATATCTGACAAGCTGTCAGTAATCTCAATATCATCCTCATCATTATGCGCTGTAGCTTTTTCGGCATACGTATTAATGATGTATTCATTGTAGTTTTGAACCCATGCCATGAAGTCAGTAAACAACTCTTGGTCAGACTGTTCAATATCTACGATATTGGTCAGGTTTACAGTGTTCACAGGCAAGAAGAAACTATTGCCATTAGGCAATGGACGCTCTTCTGTAGCGGCTTCTACAATATGTTGAATAGGCAATCTCTTTTGCTTGGCGAAAGTAGAGAACACCTCACCCCAACCTTTGAAAGCATCACGATTGTCTACTTCCCATATAAATGGAGTAGAGCCTAGTTCGACAGAGTTTCCTTGATCATCCGTAGGATTAACCAACTCAACTGTGCCAAAGATTACACGCACTCGTTTGATCTGTTTGATCAAGTCTTGAGTCTTTTCAGGCAGCGACTTGAAGTCTTGAATGTAGCCTGCTGGCTTACCACAGTTAAAACCACCATCGTTATCTTTCAAGTCAATGTTTAGATTGTCAGCCATGACAGTCTTCACGTACCTGTTGGGCGAAGTGCCTGATGCCATGATGAAACGCTTGTACATAAAGCGTTGCATGTATGGACGGATACGCGCAGCAGAAGCGTAATAAGTTGGCCCATCTGGAATTTCCAGTTTATACTGCCCCCCCTCAACGACTTCTACATTCACTCTCTTGCCATTGACATCTGCGATGCCCATGATGGGAGTGTGATGAATACGAAGACGAGCAAGTGTACTCGACTTCTTGTTGCTTGTGCCTTCATTGGCGACACCCATAGCCTTTGCCATAGCAGCATAGTTATTAGTGTCAATAGTTGTGATCTCGTTCATGTATTTTATACTCCTTCTTTCGAGTCAGAAATCATAGTTATATCACGACACGTCTTTCGTGTCAAGCCAGTTGGGGCCAATTTTTGCCTCTAGTTCTAACGGAACATTGAACACTAATCCCCAACGTGTAGTGATCAAGTCAGGCAGCACCTTGTTAGTATCCTGAATTATTTGTATTACTCGCTGTTCTTCATCAGGATGGACATCTATTACGATGCTATCATGCACAGTGTTTACCACGCAAGACTGCATGCTGTCAAGTAATTTTTCTATGTGCAACAATGCCACAGGTACAATGTCAGCAGTAGCAAATGACTGCACAGGATAGTTTTTTATTTGCGTGAAGTGTGATACACGACCATTTGTCTTACGCACTACATCAGGAAAAGCAAACTGTCTGCCAGATGGCGTGGTAATATAACCAGTGTTTACAGCTTCTTTAGCCAATCGGGAGTGCCATACTCCGATGCCTTTGTATTTCTCCGTGAAGTGCGTATAATATTCTGCTTCCGCTGTAGTTCTCCCAAAGCCCGTTGCTCCATAAAGCGGCGCGAACGTATGCGCTTTTGCTTCTTGGCGACTTGTCGGTTGACCAGCATCAGTAATAACTTTACTGGTATATGCGTGTACATCAAATCCCGTAGATACTTCATCTATTGCTACTCCATCTTGTGATAAAAAAGCTGCTGCACGAAACTCTAGCTGTGCGAAATCAGCTTCCATAATCTTGCCACCTTCCCACCGGGACACAAACACCTTCTTAACTGGGAAAGTGCCGCCACGTGGCATGTTCTGCATGTTAGGCTCTGCACCTGACAGGCGACCAGTTGCAGTGCGGTGCTGTAGCAAGCGGACATGCAGCTTACCATCCTGCTTAGTAAACATCTTTATGCCCTCAACGAAAGAGGACAAGTAGGTTTCAACCGCCGACAATCTTCTTATCTTAGATAGGAAATCAACTGTGTCTGTTGATCCCTTTTTCTTAGCAGCATTTTCTAGTATAGCCAAATTATTTTTGCTTGTGCTAAAGCCATTTGCACTTGCCCACTTTGGGGATGGTGGCTTGAACCTCAAACCTGCAACCTGATTTGTCGGTTGAAATAAATATCCTTGTGTGTCGCACACTTTACAACGACTAGGCTTGGCAAATGGTGTGCCATCCTTTTTTGTCTTGCGGATATATCCGGTGCCATTACACTCACGACACTGCACCGCTCTTGTCTTTGACAGCTTAGTCGTGTGAGCGTTTATTAGATTCCTAAAGTCTCTCTCATCCATGTATGGATCAATCTCTTGTGACCAATACTGTTTGTCATTTACTTTACGGCTATAAATGACCCAAGACAATTGTTCTGGACTGTTTAGATTTATGGGTGTATCGCCCATGAGACGACGAACATGTCTTTGCAGATCAACAATAAGTTGATCACGTTCCTGCTCAAACTCCTCACGCACCTCTTCCAGTGCCTTGCTATCCACCGTGAAACCACGCTGATAGATACGAGCAAGACACACTGCAACCTGATTGGTCAGGTCAACAGTACCCATCAGACCACTATCCTTTGGTGTGTTTAGCCGATACATCAGCCTGTCAGACAATTGCTGCGTAGCTTCTAAATCAGCGACCAGATACTCACACAGTTCGTTGTAAGGAATGTCGCGGGTGCTGTATCCTTTTTTAAAGTATTCTTTCAACGTGTCTTGCTTCTTAGTGTCAAGATCATATCGTTCAGCACACGCTTGCAATGAAAGAGGCTCCTTGATGCCACGTTGTAGCACATACTCAGCCAACATCGTGTCGAACACAGGACCATCATACTTAAAGCCACTCTCCCACAGCCACAGTAGATCGTGTGCTGCGTTGTGCATTATCAGCACAGTAGCTTCGTCAAGCATCATTTGTACACGCTCGTAGTGATCCTCCTGATTAGGACAATCAGCGTGATCAAATGGGAACGTAAGGCACTGGCCTTGGTCAGTCAGCATACCCACCATAGTCAGGCTGTTGCCAGCCTCAAATGGGTCTAAGTGCATCTTGCCGTCACGATGTGTGACTGTGTTCTCTACATCAAGTGTTAGCTTCATTGTTCCCGTCCTTATATACATAGTTGTCCACGAAATGTTTCAAGTCATGCTTGTGTTTATACCATTTGTTCTTGCCCAACACCCGCCAATTGTTATCACTAAGACTGACTATAAACTTTCTATTCACCAATGCCAACCCATAATCGTAGTCTTCAACAACATCGCAAAGCTGTATTAACTCTATGAGTTTTTTTATTCTACAGACTTCGCGTCTGTGCCTGTTAGAATATCGGTCCTTGTGATAGTTGTCTAGGTCACATTGTTTGGCGTCCTTTTCTGCTTCTATTAGAAGTTCTTTTAACTCTGGAATATCATGCTTGGAATATTCGAGGTCTTCACCGTCACATACGGAACTTTTATCTGACATCTTCATCTCTACTCTTTCCTCATACTAAAGTATACTTTGCCGCCCATATCAATGTGCGGGATAGCAGGATCAGCATCATGCTTACCAGTATACTCAAACCGATAGCCTTCGCTACGCTTCTGTTCTGCATCTTTGATAAACTCTGCATTATCTTGTGCAAACATAGCAAAAGCAAAAGTCACTATTAATCCTAGCATCTTATATCACCCCTCGTATCTTGCTGTCAAGTAGTCAAGTTCACAGTTGACCATACCATGCCAACCATTCAACTTGTTCTTGACAATGTTAATATGCCGCATCGGACTGTCTTCATCTTGTCCTTCTACTGATGCAGCCTTTCCAATCAGGATCATCAGGTCAGCCTCTGCAGCCTTGCCTGTGCGTGATCCTTCCATCATGCTTTGATTTAGTTGTGTCCTGCCCTCTGCATCAGCAGACAACTGTGACATATAGAATACAGCACAGTCATACGCTTTCGCAATCTGCCTCGCATGGATGGCACAGGCTTTAAGTGCTTCGTCCTGTCGGGCAAAGCCTCCCTCTGCCTTAAACTTATCACCCATGTCAAGAACAAGAATGTCAGGCCGATATGTCTTGGCAACAGACTCCACCCAATTCATGTCACGTCCAGACGCCTCCTTAATCTTGATGTTATTCATCACAGGCTCATACAATGACTTGGCTTTCGCCATGTTGCCTTTCACCTCACGTGCCGACATTCCTGCGGCGGCTGTGAGATATCTTGCACCCACACGATGTGTAGGCTCTTCGTTGCACAGCACAATACATTTTGCGCCTTGATGTGCAAACCCATTTGGTGCGGCAATCAGGCTGGCGTGGAACGATGTCTTTCCAGTATTAGGACGTGCGCCCACCTCTATAAGTTGACCAGCACTGACGCCTTCTATCTTACGAGCAACAGGAGGAATGTTGAAAGACCAACGTGCTTCCAATTCAGCTTTAGCTATCAGGCTTTCAATAGTAATATCATCCCATTCGATATTCAGGTTGGGAGTAAAGTCATCTCCATATCTCTCTATGAGATTACGTAGAGACTCCATTGTCCCACCTGTGCCGCTCACCATGTCAAATCCAATGTTTGCTATGTCTTCGCCTACGACTTTTTGAAATAACTTAGACAACACTTCTTGTGCTATGTCGTTGCCCATAGTCTCTTCTCGTTTAATTTGAGAAAACAGACTAGCAAACCCATTGCGCTGCGCTGTCGTCATCGTAGGATTGTTAGACAAAAACAAAGCCTCAACTTCATCTGGAGTCACGCTACGATTGTAGTGATCCATGGCTCTGTCTATTGTCTGTTTAATCTTCCTATTGTCAGAACTAAAGAGCCTGTCAGGACACTTGGCACCACGATGGTCATCGTAGAATCCTTTGTCCATCAGACTTCTTAACATTGCTACTTCCATTAAACATCTCCTATGTCGGCTAGGTTTTTCATGTCAGTTGGATTACGATATTTCAGATCGTCTGTCAAGTAGAGAACACGAACATTATTGACGTGTCCTCTCAATTCTTTTGCCATCATTAAAGTTTTACGCACTGCATCGGGATCAAGTGCAATGATGGCTGTTGAGAACTGCGCGAGATATTTTTTGTGTGCATCAGACAAAGATGTCCCAAGCACAGCAACCCCGACAGCATTACCGCTACCAACTACAGCGGCACTCACGCAGTCCTCAACAACTACGGCGACTTTACCACAGCCACTAACATATGGCAAGCCACTTTTTCCATATCGACGCCATTTAGGCAGACGCTTACCAAGCGCACGTCCTGTAGCATCCACAACTTTGCCGTTATGTTTGATAGGAAACACAACGCGATGCTCACGCACATCATACAGCAAGCCTAACTCTTCTGCGTCAAGCCCATACAACTCACTAGCCCACTCAATCACGTCGTAGTTATGCGGAACAAGATACTCCGGCATAACAAAGCTGTCTTCTGCAAAGCGTTCTGCATCAGATAGCTGCACACGAATATCATCCGCTGACATACGCACACGTGTTCCACCTTTGAGATCACAAGACATACGAAAACAATTCCATACAAGTGATCCCATATTATTAGTCACTGTAAATGTACGTTGCCCACAGCTAGGACACTTAGTTCTAACTGTCGTACCAACTGGTACATTCATATCACTTATAATGTTATATATATTATTCATATATACTCTCTCCTGTGCGGCAGTTAAGTGCTTTTACCATACGATTTACGTGCTGTCAAGGCATTATTTGCACTAGCATACGTATTTTTCATGTATGGTTTTACTGATTGTGGATTAGCATGTCCTGTTACCGACATGATTTGTCCTATTCCTACACCTGCCTCAACCATTTCTGTTGTGCCTGTGCGCCGCAGGTCAGATAGTCGCAGTTCTCTTGACAAACCAGCCTCGTCCATCAACTTTCTTGCATGTAGTGGCAGCTTGTACTCGCTATATGGGATGTATTCACCACCAACAGGTTGTGGTCTTGGCGCAACCCACTTTTGGAATCCAAAATCCTCTTTCTGTTGTTGTAACATGTCGAGCAAGTCGTCGTCTATGGGCAAGAATACCTCTGCCCTACGCTTTGATTGTTCAATATGTACACGTGCCTTATCAAATTGTATAGTATCCCATGTAAGAAGACGCATGTCACCCACGCGCTGACACCAAGCGTATGCCATGTGCGCTATCAGTCCAATATTTCGGGTGCTAAAATCGCTGTAGGCGGCGTCTAGCAGCCTCTGTATATCCTCCCTACCCCAAAGCACTTTACGTGGCTTGGAGGAGCGTCTACGGACGGATGAGAATGGGTTTAGATTGCAATGCTCCATCCTCACTGC